CCTTTTCTTTTTATTTTATCATATTTAAAGCCATTAAACTTTACTAAATCTTTAATTTCATCATTACTTGTTAAAGCGTCAATTCTTTTAAATTCAACAATAGATTGTTTTGTTACTGAAATATTCATGAATTTGCCTCTCATATTAGCATTTCCCAATTCATTTCCCATTGCACCTCCAATCCTTAAACTAGATGAGTTTAAAAATTCACCCATTCCAAGAGTCCTATTTGCAAAAGCTCTTGAACCATCTGCGGTTTTATCTTTGCTTGTTCTTAATGCCAATAAAGAATTATTTTTATTCATTTGCTCAGTAACTCCATCAGCATATTGTGCAATCGTTTTAACTTTATCGTTTAGTGATTTAGATTGTTCACTTGCAATTAATGAATCAGATAAAACTTGATTTTGGTTAAACAAATCATTACTTGCTTGCGCTTGTATTGTTTGAGTTGCAATAACTGGCAAAGTATTATTAAATGTATCAGGAAAATTCCTTCTAGCATAAGCCTCGGAAATATAGACCACAACGCAACTGCAATTAATTGTTTGAGCCGCCCCCCCCTTTTGGTCGCCAGGCTTGTCCATGAATACCTCCACTCCTTTAGTCGTAAAGACAAAAGGTTGGTCTGCTCTTATTGGTTTGTCTTGTGCCTGGATATGTTGAAATCTTGGCTCTCTTGAACCGCCATGTATCCATAACTTCCAAAGAGTTGTACCTGTTTGTTTCGCCCAATCCTCGGCCGAACGCTTCTTGCCTTCATTGTAAGCTCGTGTTGATTCAGTCCTAGCAATTGCCCTGGCTCTTGCAATGTTTGGTATTTGCTCAAGTAAAAGTTTCTCCAGCTGGAACGGGTTTAAACCTTGCTCAATTCCTTCGCCAAGTATCTTTTGGATTTGTTCTAAGGTGTTATCATTTACGCCAGTTATTAGATTTCCAAGGTTTTGCAAAACCCAGTCCTTAATCCATTCTCTCCAGGTATTTAAAAAGAAATCGTCGGGAACGTAAGCCTTTTCTCGGTTGTCTTGTCTTATTCGATTAAACTCTTGCTTGGCCGACTCAACAAAGACAGTTTGGTAAAACTTAATATAAGCCTCTTGCATTGGCAAAGGCGACGGATTTGGCTTGGCTTGTAGCTTTAAAGCCGCCGTAAATATCTTTATCCCAAGGCGCTCGTATTTCTTTAGGTCAGATTGTGCCGACCTTCTAACCTTGGAATAATTTATAAGCTTCATTTTTTACGCTGGGAAATCGCTAAAATCCGTTTGTGCATTTCCTAAAGCCTCATCGCTTGGAATTACGTTGCTAGGTATCCAATGCACGTCCATTGCTGGGTCTTCGCTAGCGTGCCAGTTCAATAGGCTTCTAACCTCATTTCCTGTAAAGTATGGAGATTTGCCGTATGTATCCAGTATAACTTGGACATCGGGTTGCAACTCACTAAAGCTGGATATATCGAAATCAATAACGTAATCCATGCCATAAGACTTGCCAAGCCATTGCGTAAATTTCTCCTCAATCATTTGAAGTTGCGGCATAATTACATCGGTAACCAAAGCCTTTTGTGCGCCTTCCAAATTAGCATAGGTTGCGTTAGATGTAAACAAAACAGGGTTAACTCCCCAAAGACCGCAAAGCGTTTGCAAATCCATATTTTGAGAGTTGATAATATCCATCGCAACTGGAGACAATCCGATTGCATCGTAACGCAAAGGAATAGAAGACGCGACGATTTTATTAATGTTTTTATTGCCGTTTATCCTCTCATCTATCCGCTCGTCCATCTTGGCTCTTTGGTCAGGGGACGGCCAAAACTCAGGGTTTGTGATATTTGGCGAAATAATGCCTTTGGCTCCTCCGTTTTGGAAAGTCTTTTGCTTTGCATAGGTCGCCTCGTTATTGGCTTGTAAGGTTGTTAAACCAGCCAAGAGAGGTGGCATTCCACGCAATTGCGCTCCGTTTAAATCCCAAGTTAAATTGGTTGTTTTTATGTGTAATACCTGGTCAGCTGGTATCTCAATATTTTGGTCTCCAATTATTAATTTATAGCCTCGTACTGGCTCGAATAAACTACCAGCCACAATCTCAACATAGTTAGACGGCAAAACATACATCTCCTTTATTTTGCCCTTATTAAGGCCCTCAGATGGAGCAAATCCGTAAACGAAAATTTCACCGCTAGTATTGTACCACGTTAGCATTGAATCAAGAAACTCGCTCCAAGTTTGCATTGGATTAGGGTTTTTAATTAGCTGGCTTACTGGGTCGGTATAACTTACATCCTCAAGCTCCTTCTTTCTAAATGCTATGCTTTGCAATCTGTTAAGCTCCTTCGAGTTGTACTTTCCGCCTCTGTATTTCTTGCTTCCTTCGCTCTCTTTGTAAACGTAGGTCGGGCACTGCTTGCCTTTCTCTGCTATCTTTCTAATGATTGAATAAACCAGGGCGTTACCTTTGTAGCCTTTGTCAATAAATGTCTGTTGATTTGAATCATACCAAACAACAAGCGTAGAGGCCGTAAATTGCCCGTAAAGTATTTGATTGAGGAGATTTACATCGGGATAAGTCTTTGTTGGCATGACTTGTGGCGTGATGTAATTCTGAAGAGCCTTTAATAGCATAGCATATTCGTTTTAACAAATATACCTATTTATTTTTTTCTAAAAATGCAAGTCCATAAAACCAAATTACAACCATAACAACCCGAGCTAACCAATGCCAGGTAAGGGGATTAAAATCCAAGGTCACAAATACGATTAATAGATAAGTTATAAACATCAAAATAAGCGAGGCAATTGTTTCTTTTGTCATATTGAGAAAGTGAATTTTGAGCCTAATAATAGTTCGGTAAATCCCCAAACAAGCGCGTCCACGCGGTCAGGCGATTTGCCTTTGTCAGGGTCAAAAGTAATCATTTGATTTTCTAAGATTGGAAATTGGCCAATATGATAAATTTTATTTTGCTCATAAAGCGAATATATAGGCTCAGCTCGAACGTACTTACCCTTTGTTGCATTTACAAGTTTTATTCTTGCGGTCGTATTTTGCGACCGCAAAACGCTTTCGACCATATCTCCTCCCATGTTTTTCTCGGCAACTATGCAATCGGCGTTCCAGCGTTCAAATGCTTTAACGGCAACCGATGCCCATTGGCTTGGTGAATACTTGCCGCTTAAATCCTCCAATACATAACCGTTTCCAATCGAGTCTTTAGCACAAACAATTATCCCTGTTTCGTCAGAGTCTAAGTTAGCCGAGGCCGCTGGGTCAACCGATACAACAATGCGCTCTAATTGTGGAGGATTAGCCATTCTAAGGCGTTCTATTATTTGCCTATTCCACAACATCCCTTCAGCGTCTTCGAGCCAATGGCCAAGGAATAAATGATTGTAGCGGTGTAGGTTTTCAGTTCTTGTCCTTTCAGCCTGGTCGATAAACGACTGGCTTAAATTACGCTGGTTATCTAAGTAAGTAGTATGAATGTAGCTTGTGTCGTTTCTTTGATTCTTTACGAATCTGCTATAAATCCAATGAGACTTAAAACTAGGGTTCATTACCAAAATAACGCGGTTTGGCTTGTTTACGGCACGAATAGAAAGGTCGATTCGGTCGAATACATCTTCGTCCATTAACTCCTCGGATTCGTCAAGAATAAAGGTTGTAACTCCAGCAATAGATTTAAGATTTGCAGTTGCCGTGCCTTGGCTGGTCTTTATTCCACGAAATAAAATCTTTGAGCCAGTTGCCTTGTTTATAATCTCGCTTTGGGTAATCTCAAAGTCCTCTGCTTTATTCATCAACTCTATTTTGTCAATAAATTCAGGTATAATCGAAATAAAAGCTGAGGTCAAAGTCCAACGGGTAAAGAGAATAACGTGTCCCTCTTCGTAAGTAAGATTTAAAAGGAACATCGAAAGAGTCCAAGACTTTCCCGAACCACGACCTCCAGTTATTAGATAATACCTCGTTTTAGGTTGGTCTAAAAAAAGAGGCTGGTATTTATCAATTAATTGGATTTTATCCATTCGATTGGCGGTGTTACTTTTTCGCCTTGAGTTGTAACGTCAATTGATTGCTTAGGCATACCAAAGCGGTAATTTAACCAAGTCTTGATTGCTTGAATGTCGCCGTCTTTGCATCTGCTCCAAAGCGCTTTCCAAGCCTCTTCAGGAACTGCTATTGCGTCCATCTGCTCGATAATTTTAATCTCGTCGGCCTTTGGCCTCCTGCCGCCTCCTGGCCTTGCTCCTCCGTGTCCGTTGCTCATTTTGCAAAAATTTGTTTATTCAAGTCAAAGGTATAAAAAAAACCTTGCCCGATTGAGCAAGGCTTTCCAGTTAACACTAACCCAAAACTAACTATTTAAGTGTAATTACCTCGCCAGTCTTATTGCCAGCAAAGTCGCAAAGTACTCCATTCCATTCAAAGCGTACTTCTTTTTCTCTAAGTTGATAAGCGGCCGCCAGCGTTCTAATTTGCCTTTGTACAAGCTCGATTGTCTCAAACTTGCCTTTCCCTTTATTCGACCAAGGCGACCATTGGCCGTCCCTTAGTCGGTAACGAATCTCTAGCGAATAGTCAGGCTTTGAAATCGGGTAACCTTTAGGCATCTTTTCGCTTTATTACTACCTCCAAACCAATCTCTTCACAAATCTTTCGCAAGTTTAAAAGGCTTATTGACTCCAAGCCATTCTCAACGTGGTTTATTGGTGCATGACTCAATCCAATTTTCTTGCACAAATCCAGCTGGTTATAGCCAGCTTGCTTCCTTGCTTTCTTAATTAGTAACCCTTCGTAAATGCTCATTTGCTTAATCTTTACGCAAATATAAGATTGCGATTTGATTCCAAGTTAAAACCAAGATTTTTGTTTAAAACGGCACTAATTTATAAATGCCCATGTGTATAAACTCCTCCCCTTTTTTTACCAGGCATTTGCGAACGTTTAACTCGAAAACGTTTTTATCGTTAAAACCGTATTTCTTTTGCGCAATGTCAATAAGCAATTTAACTGGATTGTCTAGGTCACTTGCCTTGTTGCTAAAGCCAAAGAAAAACTCAATCCTTAACATTTGGTTTGGGTCAATTTCGGCTTTTGGCAACATAAATGAAATCGTCCGCTCATAATGCTTATAAGCTTCGGTTTTAAAGCGTTTGCCTTGCCAAGCTTCGTTTACGCTTAGCGGTTTTTCGTTTAATTTAAATTGTATCATTTGCAGCGTTGGTAAATCCATGACCAAGCCAAAGTCCACAAAGCTAAGGCAACCATAAATAGCAGCAAACTAGAAACCTTTAGCAAAGCCAGTAGGGTAATACCTACTAGCGCTGCAAAGATTGCGTACAAATCGTTTTTTTTCATTTAGAAAGGTAAGTTATCGTTTTCGACAATGCGTTTCTCTGTCGGCTTGTTTGCTACCTGTACAGGCTTCCAGTCGTCTACCTCCAAGTAATGCGTTGCTTTGCCTTCAACTTTCTCTTGCTTTTCCTTCATTACTAGGTTAACCCATTCGGTATCGTTGGCGTTTAGGTATGCCAGTAGCTTTTCTAAATCGCTACGGCTTTGGCTAATCTTTGTCATTGTGCCAAATTTTGTTTGGATAATCTTTGCGTTTCCGCCGTAAATCTTGCTCATAATTGTTTTGGTTATATTAATTTATCTAAATCCTTGTTTTCTCTAATTGCCTGTAAAATAAACAATTTCCAAATTTTGTTCTTGGTCTTGGCTCCAACGCTGGTCTCGTCTACATATCTAACCGTCAAGCGTAACTCCTTGCGGACGTCGTTCTCCATCTCTTCCACGTTAAACTCCCAAGGCTTCAAAATTCCTTTTTCTTGGAACTTATTAAACCAGTTCATGCCCCATTCTGCAATGTCTCGGCAAAATCCTGTTTCCTTGGCATACTGGTAATTATCTCGAAATATCTGTTTACCAACCTCAATCCAGTAGGCAATCTCTTCGTTGCTGGGTTCGCTTTCTTTGTTGTTTAAAGCTTGAACTTCTTGAACGATTTGGCTTTGGTGGTGCGCATAATATTGATTAATCCAAACGCTTACTGTCTTTTCGTTAACGTGGTAAAAATCCCCGTACTGCCCCCTCATTCCAGCGTGCAATATGTAGTCAACTCTTGCCTCTGTCATCCAGCCATAAGAGCCAAATAACTTGCTGAGGCAACCAAGTAATTCGTTTGCCTCTTCCTTTTTGTATTCCTTAAATTGTTTAAGGCCACAAACAAACTCCATTTTTCGAAGGTGCGTTAAAATTATCTCATCCATTTTTTAGTAATTTTTGTTTTTGTAAATCCTCGTAAAGTTCGTCAAAGACGTTTTTTGTTTTGCTTTCTTTTTTTGGTACTGGGTTGCCTCTTTTAACCCAATTAAAAAAATGCTCCTTGGCAAGCTTTTCGTTTTCTTTAAAATCAGCCTTTAAGATACATTCTTGCCTAAAGGTATTCAAATGGTTTTTAACTTCTGTTAAATCGGCTTTCCAGTTAATTGCTAATCCTTCCAACCAAATGTTATTATTCCATAATCGACGAAAAATCGCATTATGTGAATCCTCATTTACTTTGATTTCTTTTTCTTTAATTTCTTTTACTTTACTTTCCTTTAATTGCATTGCATCCGCATTGCGTTCGATATGCGTTCGCATTGCGTTCGCATCAATATCACGATTCCAGCGTTTTTTGGCCGATTCTCTAGCCTTTTCTGAGCGCTCTTCCTTTAATTCCATACGCTTTAATAGGCTTTCAGACCAAAAATATTGCTCGTCTAATTCGAATAAATCAAATTCATTAATTAGTCTTTTTATGCAATCTTCATGCGTTTGCAATGCGAATGCAATGCCTTTGTAATGCGTTCGCATACGAAAGTCGCTTTCGTTCCTTAGCATTTCAATTATGGCCCAAAAAAGACCGTAACCCTCCCAACCCATTTCCATTCTTAGCTGGAGAATCTTTGGGTCATCTTTGGCATTTGAATCGTGGGAAAAGTAATAAGCTTCTTTTTTCATAATAAATAAAAAAGCCTGCCAGGTAGGAGTCTGACAGGCTAGGTTTAATTAACCTATGGAATCATTTTTGGCTCCTACCTCAAAAATGATTCAATATTCGAATATCGAATTTTTTTTATTATCCAACAAGTGAACGCTTCTTTAGTTGAAAATAAATACAACCGTAGGATAGTCCCATTTCTTGAGCAATGACCTTAATTTGTTTTCGGTCTCGCCAGCCTTCAAAGATTAACTCTTTTTCGTGTTCGGTTAAATTGCGGCCTCTCATACTAAATCTTTTATTTTAACAAGCACGCCAACGCTGGTGTTGTTGTCTCCACCTCTTACGTTTGGTCTTGCTTTTCCTTCGTCTACTAATTTTTTTACAAGCATTTTAAGTTCGTCTGTTTTAATTACAATTGCTTTAAAATCTGCGATTTTATAAACCCAATAATCGGCTTGAGTTGTGGCAATGCCTGAAAGTTTACCTCGGCTTTCGTATTCAATGTAAATGTTTCCAGTCCTTGCAGACATTCGGTCGGTCTTAACCTCAAATTTGGAATTACTTACAATGTTGTGAAACCAAGTTTCTCCCTCGACAATGCCATACTCTAAGTCGTATCTAAAATCGCTATTAAACTCCACGCTTTAAAAAGTAGCGTGCAACCCTTTTACCATTCTCAAGGGTAACCATGTCGGTTACCACGTTTAAACCTTTGTCTCTAAGGTCTGCAATCCTTGCGGCTAGTCTGAAGCATCCAAACTGGTTTAAAGCTTCTAGCTGGGTCAAGGAATAGCCGTTTAATAGCCATCCCTTTATTAGTGCGTTTTGTGAGTCTGTGCTTGTCATTAGTTCATTAATTTTTCTATTTCTAAAGTTGCATCAGTGTATACTTGACGAAATTCGTATTCATTCAATGGCTCAATTTCATTTTTTGCCCAAAAGTCTGCGTGCCATTTAATCAAATCAATTTTGATATAGGCATAAATGAACAAATCAGGTAAGTAATTAGGGTTTACAACTAGTACGTCATCGTCGTTTAAAATCATGTAATGAAAGTCTAATATTTTAAAATACTTAGGCACATCAATTTCAAACTCTGTTACTTTGGTTGATTTAATTGTGTAAAAATTCATAGGTGTTTGGTTTTATTGTTGCATTAATTTAATGCCTAGCATATAGCCAAGCGCAAAGATGGGTGACATTGCTACAATGAAGTAGATGATTTTGCCTGTAATTTGAAGTGCTTTTTTCATAGGTGTTTGTTTAAATGTTTAGCAATATTAAATATAATCTAAGAAATAAAAAAGATTTTATATCTTTTTCTCAATCATGTTTTTAGCCTCAGCCACATCCAGCAACTTCTTAACCTTTCGAAATTCTAGGTTTTGGTCTTCTGCTATTTCTCGGCAACAATAGCCGTAAGTTGCTAAAGTTAAAATCCTACTAATTTGATGGTCGGTTAAAATTTGAAATATGTTTTCGTCCATCAATTTGCGAGGGTAAATCTCGTGAAGCTTCATCTTGGTATAAAGTAGGTAACCAACTTTTTGGTCGTCTAAGCCGAGCGTTTTGGCTATCTTTTTTCGGGTCAATCCCTCCAGGTAAAGGGATTTAATTTGCTGGGTTATCTCATCAAATTCCATAGTCTTTCGAATGTTTCGTTAAAAGGTAATTTCTCTTCATTAAATGTGGAGGCGACACCTCTTGGAGCTAGGTCTCCAGGGCGTTGTATAAACTTGCCTAAATATGTGTAATGCGTCATTTTATTTATATGTTTCGTTGTAAAATTTTTCTGAATTGATTTCTCCAACATCGGAATATTGAATATCTAAGTCACAAGCTCCGCATCGGTAAGCATCTTTTATTTGCCTTTTTTCCTTTTGTTTTGCTTCTTTTAAAATCATTTGCCAGGTAAATTTGTCTTTGTGAATACCCCAAAGTTTTTCAAATAGGTAATCAACCGCAGTTTGTTTCATTTAATTTGAAGATTAAAGTTTTCGATTAGTCTTGCGCCAGTAATATTTTCGCCGCGCTTTATGGCTTCTTTAATTGCGACCTTGTCAGCGGTTACCACATTTTTAATGTTTATAAACTCGCTAGGTAAAGCCTCCACGATGTCTACCTCGACAGACTCGCTACGGCGCAAACTAAGTTTGAATAAAGGACTTTCTATTTTGTCGATGGCACTTACAAGCATCGCTTCCCTTACTGCGTCTTTAAGCCTTGTAATGGCTCGCTCTTTACTTTCTTTCATTGCTTTTAATCGCTTTATTTCTTGGTCGATTGCGTCGCTATCGCTTTGAATGTTTGCAATTACCTTGGCGTAATTATTAACCTTTACCTCCATCTTTTCTTGGTTAATTATCAGCATTGCCTCCAACTCAGGCGTTAACTCTTCGGTTTCCAATAGGGAGGCTAACTCTAGAGCCTCCCTTGTTATTTCATATAAGTTTGCCATTATAGTAATCCGTCTAAAGTGTCCTTTTGGTCTTGTGTTAATTCGTATTTAGTCAAAGCATCTTTGGCTTGTTTGCGCTGGGCATCGGTTCCGTTTAGGTAGCGAACGATGTAGGCAAACTGCTCGTCTGTCGGCTTGGTTTTTACAACCGCTGGCACTTGGCGCACTGGTCTAGTTGCAGCCTCTCCATCGTCATCACTAATTGCTAGGTTTAAAATGCTTGTAATAGCGTAACGTCTAGCGTAACTAATTGCCGAGCCTTGCGCTTGTGGGTCGTTCTGTCTAACCACTTGCAATGTGTAGGTTGCTGAAATGTACTCGCCACTCTCTGCGTGAATTAGCATTGTGGTAAGTCCATCTCCGTTTGGAAACTGGCTAAGAATTAAACCAGCCTTTTCTAGCGGTTCGCTAACCTCTGTAATAATGTGAGGCAAGCTGGCGTAATTGGACTTGAAAAATGGATTCTTAGCATCTTTGCTAATTTTCCCAACCATCGCATGAAACTTGGCTAAGCCTTGCGTTAGGTTTGTGATACTCTGTGATTTTTTCATAGGTGTTTGTTGTTTAAAGGTATCTTTCAATTTCAATTTCTAATTCTAGCAAAATGCTTGGCGTTGGAATCACGTCAATTACATCATCGGTCGCATCGTCATAATAAGACAGGCTATTAGTATGCAGTATTTGAATTTCTGTTTCGCCATATCCTGGCGCCCATTCGCTTTCGTCATCGCCGCAGCTGGTAACGATGTAATCGCCTTGCCAAAGGTATTCGTGGCCCTCGTAAATGAAATTTACTTCTTTGTCGTAATGTGTTTCTGAATCGTAATTCATAGGGGTTTTATTAAAAATATTTAAATCCATTAATTTTATCATTTACACAAATTTGGCAATCAATCATAGCTTTTTTTGCACTTGTATAGTTTGCATAAGAGTTAAAAACTTTTCCATTGAAATAATAAGAAAAATAATATTTTCTTGGCTTCCAGGGATTTTTTTCAACATAAGCACGAACAATTTTGCCATTAATTTCTGACTCGAATTTATAGGAAACAGAATCGTAACCTGATGTCGGTTGAATTTTTTTAAATTGTAGTAAATGGGACATTTTTTTGGTGTTTTGGTTGTTGTTGTTGTTGTTTGATGAATCAAATATCTAACAAAAAAATAAGATTCCAAAATATTTCTAATTTTTTTTTCAACAAAAAGCGATATTTTTTTTCCGTCTCGGTTTTTATGCTTTTAACTTGCGTATGGAAGAGGGACAAATAATTAATCCGTTTGGCTACCTAAGCGCAACCAAGGTGCTAGACGAGAACCGCAAGCCAGTTGATTGGTGGTATCAATACCTTGAGTTTAATCAAGTCGTTGCAGAGAACGAATTTTATATTCTGTTTGCCGATGGATTGCTAGTCAAAAAAGGGAAATCTAAATTTAAAACCAGTCAATATGTTAAAGGCGAAAAGTACGTGGACTTTAAAACGTTTTACTACCAAGCGAAATCTGAAAAAGATTCCAGCGATTCTTGGGTTTTGTATGGTGACAATTTGCCTTATTAAATTGTGGTATGAATTTCTAAAAATACATGGATAAGAATTTTTTTGCCGTACAAGTTACGGTTGTACTTGAGGAAATACGGGATTTGCTAATTGCTAAAAATCAAAAGTACGGCAATTCAGCGCTGGAACCCCTTGGAGTATTTAGTCAGTTGTCCGCAAAAGAAGGACTACTCGTTAGAATTGACGACAAGCTAAAGCGGATTAAAAACGGCAGCTTGGAGAAAGACGACGAGGATGTGATAAACGATTTAATTGGTTACCTTGTCTTGCTAAAAATTATTGTAAATGAGTCCTGACATAGCAAAATGCCTGGGGACAGGTTGTCCCTACAAAGAAACTTGTTACCGATATACGGCAAAGCCTAGTGATTGGCAAAGCTATTTTTCTGTGCCTCCAATTAAGGACGGAAAATGTGATATGTATTGGGGAGAAAATGCAGAGGCTATTTTTAACCAGCTCAAAGAAATTGTAAAACCTAAATGAGTAACTCGGATTATATCCGAATTAAAACAACTTTTTTGCTACCCCTATTTGGTGAATTTTTTGCAAAGGCTGGAATTGATATGAAAAAATATACTTATTGTCTAAATAGGTAACCGATGCGCTCGGCTGTATCAATGAATTAACCCCAGCACCCAAGTAAATTCCTTTAGGTTTTTGGACAATTGTCTTGGTTTCTGTATTTGTTATCGTATTTGTTACGACTGGTATTTTAAAATCATTCGTAGCGGTCATTTTTAGCACCTCTCCAAGGACTTCGCCGCTTATGTTGGTGCTTCCATACTCAAAAGGAAACGACGCGTTAAACTGGCTAATTTGTGGCTTAAAATCGACAACTACCGTATCCCTTAAAACTTGGGTTTTTATCTTAGTTTTAGAAATGTAAACTGTATCCAATTTGTCGACAAACAAAGTGTCAGTTTTTGTCACGGTTTCAAACTTGTATACGGTTTCGGTTTCAGGTTTTGGAAAAATAACAAAGGCCAATAATAACCCAATTAAAAATGCAATTGTTGCAATTCTTATGCGCTCGTCGTCTAATAAATTTTTCATTTTTTGCCTCTGAATTGAACGTAACAAATAATTAAACGCTGGTCGATGCGTGGAAATTCCTTTTCCATAACTGGGTCGGCTACACATCTAGCGACAAAATCGCTTTGACTTTCGGCTGGTTTTGGCTTTGGTAGTGGCATTATTGCTCAATGAAAAGGTTATCTTGTTCTAGTATTTTTCTAAGCTCCTCACGGCACCATTTATATGCCTGGTAAGTTTCGTCCGATAATTCTTTATACTTCATCTCTGAGCGCAAAAGCTGGTCAAAATCCCAAATGGCACTCTTATAGTTATGGCCATTTATTGCTGATTGGAAATCGTCGTTTTCCTCGGGTAAATAGTATTCAAGTATTGCTTTCATAAATCCATCATTACGTTAAATGGTAATCGTCCATAATCTAAAGTTACACCAACGCCAATCGCTGGCTTTTTACCAGCCTTTGCGTAAGCCATTGCGTAACTGTCCTTATCAATTCCGCAACCTACTTGCTTGCCAAATATCTTAAAGTTTTTTCCAACTACGAAATTGGTGTAAGCTTCAGTATGTCGGTGGCCTTGTACGGTACTA